CTTGTGTATGGTAGTAATGGAGATGAGTTAGTCATTGCTGACATCGCTGCACGCCCATCTTATATGGGTGTAGTGACATGGACTGATTCAGATGCTTTAGGCGTGAATCTATTTACTCTACCTATGTCACCATGTATGTACAATGGAATTGGTAATGAAGTCCATATGTCAAATAGCTGTTTTGCTGCTGCTCCATTTCAGTTTTGGCGCGGGAGTTTACGAGTGGACTTGAGTTTAGTCAAAACCAAGTTCAATAAAGGTAAACTACGTGTCTGTTGGACATTGGGAACTTCCACACCTACTGCAGATGATACACACCGTGGATACAACATCATATGGGATATTTCTGAACAGTCTGAGTTAACCATTTTAGTTCCGTTTAATAACAGACAAAGATGGTTGATGACATCGTTGATGGCTTTCCCAGGGACTATTCAAGCAAACCAGACCAACGGTGTGTTGTACGTTGAAGTGATGGAACAACTATCTGGGCCTGGCGACATTTCCAATGTTGACTTGCAAGTTTGGACATCTGCTGGATCAGATTTCCAAGTTGCCGTTCCAACATTAGATCATATTGCCAATTTAGTGGTACGTGAACCTACTGTGGCAACTATGGTTATCCCATCTGAAGTTGAACAACCATGGTTTGCTAGTGGACTCGCAGGCTCTGCACCAAGTCTCAACCCTATGGTCTCTGGCAATATTCAAGGTGTAGTTGCTGAAACTACAGAAATTTGTATTGCTCCTGATGCAATTGACAATGAGGCGTGTCTAATTAACTTAGGAGAGACTATTGTATCCTTCCGTGACGTGATGAAACGATACTGTGGTCTGAGAACCATTCCAAGCGGAGATATCACATTTGTGCCAACTTTACCTCAACCACCAGGTTATGCAAGAAGTGCAGTAGGAGTAGGCACTAGTCATAATCTTCAAACCATCCTTACATATTTGATACCATCGTATTTTGCAGTACGTGGTTCAACTCGTGTAAAATTAGCTTTACCGGATGTTATTGATGGTCAACCTTTAATGGTAACTAGGGCACAAACACTAGCTTGGGCAGAAGAAGTTAGGTCTTTGCCCCCTCGACTAGTTATTGGTGGGTCATGGCAAGGAAGTCAGTTTTCTCTCACATCTATTGATGGTGTGTTAGAAACTGAGCTTCCTAATTACACAAGATATAACTTTGTGAAGACAAATTCTTATCTCCATGATTATTTCCGATCCTTTAATGGTATCTTTGTAGACAACTCTGGTAGTGCGAGTGTCTGCCATGTGTATCAGTCAGCTGCAGATGACTTTACACTAGACTGGTATTTGGGACCACCAGTTTTTTACAACTACCTATGCGGACCAGGCATTCCATTGGTATAGTTCTTTACGATAAATTTAGACGCG